CAAGCAAGTTCGCGCTTCACATGACGAATAGCGAGTACCGCGAAAAGTGCAAGCCGCGCCCGACCGAAATCGACGGCGAAGCGCGCTTGGTAGACGAGTCGCGCGTTGCTGCAATCGCAGGGCCGTCTGGCGACGACATCATCGACGTTGACTCGCCGTTCTAACAATCACACCCGGCGCCCTCGCGCGCCGGATAGCGAAGAGAGGGATGAATGAGCACAAAGAACAACGGCGGGCCGGCATTCCCGGCTGCAATCAAGCAGTGGGACAACTCAATGGAAGTCGGCGAAGGCATGACGCTCCGCGACTACTTTGCGGCGAAGGCGATGCAGGCCATCGTAGCGGCAACGGTAGAAAGCGATGGGAGCATGACAGCGCGAGCCGTCGGATCAGCGACCGAAGGCGCGTACTTCATCGCAGATGAAATGCTCCGCGCCCGCGATGCTTAACCACCCAATCCGCCAAGCCGCGCGGCGCGACCTCGACGCGCTGGCACTGGCAAAAGAATCGACGCCCGCACTTGTGCAAAACGCCTGCTCATCATTCGCGGAAATGCTCGCGCATATGACCGGGCAGAAAGTGACGGTCTGGATCGACAATGTGCCGATCGCACGTAACCCGCGCCAAGCGCGCGCCTAAGCAGAAGAGAGGAATGATATGGCTAGTTACCAGAAAGTAATTATCGCGGGCAACCTGGGGCAAGACCCGGAAGTGCGCTACTTGAGCAACGGCGATGCGGTCGCGAGCTTCAGCGTCGCCGTCACCGAGACGTGGAAAGACACGAGCGGCGAGCGAAAAGAGAAAACCGAATGGTTCCGTTGCGCGTGCTTCAAGCGCCAAGCCGAAATCGCAGGCGAATATCTGAAGAAGGGCGCGCAAGTGCTCGTCGAAGGCAAGATGCAGACGCGCTCGTATGAGGCGAAAGACGGCACGCAAAAGTACGTGACCGAGCTGCGCGTCGACACGTTCAAGATGCTCGGATCGCGAGCGGACAACGAGAACGCCCCGCGCAACCCGTCGACCGGAGCGCCGCGCCAGCAGCGCACGAATCAGAAGCCGCAGCAGCCGAGCGGCGGCGGCTTCGACGACATGGACGACGAAATTCCATTCTAGAACTGACATTCAATCGCCCGGCCCCGCGCCGGGCATCACCCAAACCAACAATGACCGAACAAACGAACTCAGCCGAAGCCCTGATCCACTTGCGCGCCGCGGTGCATAAGCTCGAACAGACGATGCAGAGCGGCGTAAACGCGCAAAGCGTGAACCTGGCGCTCGATGTGGCCCGCCGCGCAAGCGAACTGCTATGCACCGTCGTCGACGAGCGCGCGGTGAACGTCGGACAGGAACTGATCGCGAAAAAACTGCGCGAAGCCGCTTGACGGTTCCGCACCTCGCGGGTATTCTATCAACGTGGTCAGAACGAAGGCGTCTTTAGAGGCGCCGTTTTTTGGCCCTACACTACTACCCTGGAGAGAGTAATGAACCTGTTTGAAATCTCCCGCGAATATCGGGAATCAGCCGAAAAGTTGATCGACCTAGAACTCGACGAACAGACGTTCGCAGACACGCTCGAATCGATCAGCGGCGACCTCGAAACGAAGTGCATGAACACGGCATTCGTCGCGCGCAACCTCGAAGCGACTGCCGAGCAGATCAAAGAGCACGCGAAAGCGATGGTCGAGCGCGCGAAGGCGATGGAAAACCGCGCGTCGCGCATCCGCAAATACCTGCTCGACGGTCTGGAACTGGCGGGCCGCGACAAGATCGAGACGCCATTTTTCAAGATCAAGATCGCGCTCAACCCGCCGAGCGTGCAAATCGCAGACGAATCGCTGATTCCCGCGAGCTACAAGACCGAGCCGCTGCCGCCCGCGCCGGCTCCGGACAAGAAGCTGATCGCCGCAGCGCTCAAAGACGGCTTCGAAGTGCCGGGATGCTCGCTGGTTCGCGGCAAGCGAATCGACATCAAGTGAGGGTGAAATGACTACGCAAATCAACCTCGAAGCGCGCGTCAACCAGATCGTCGAATGCCAGATGATCGCGTCGGACGGGATTGTTTTTGAATTCAAGCCGACCGACCACCTCGCCAACGATCTAGGGTTTGACTCGCTCGACCTCATCGAAATGGTGATGGCGATCGAAGATGAGTTCGGCATCGAGATTAGCGACGAGGACGCCGACAAGATCGGAACGGTTCAGCAGGCAGTCGATTACGTCAAAACCCGCATCAAATAACCGAGAACCACCATGCACACCGTCATCGTTCCGCACCTGTCGGCCTACTCGGAATATTCCCGCGTCGATGGCGGCGCATGGTTCTTCCGTAGAAGCGTTTCGCTCTCTAGCGTCATTTGGTGCTGACGCAAACCCAATCACAACAGGAACAGCCATGACACCCGTACAAAAAATCAAGCACATGATTTTGGTGCGCCTCGCCCAATTCCAGAAGCAGCCCGCGCCGGACGTGACGGCTGAAAACGTAGACGAGCTCTACGACGAAGCCGAAGAGAACGACGACGGCAACTTTCAGGACGCGAAAGAGGAAGTTCGCGGCAGCGGCGAGGAAACCGGGCTGCGCTGCGAGTACTCGCGGCACTACGAATCGGATGCGGTCGCAGCGAAAGCGCCTGATGGCTCGTGGGTCGGCTGGACCTACTTCTACGGCGGCGGCAAGCACGGCGAGCCGATGGAGATGGACTGGATGGACGACGCTTATAGCGTCACCGTGACGGAAGAGCAAAAGATGGTGACGGTCCGGACGTTCGCGAACGCATGACCGAGCAACACCGCGCGGAGGCATGGCAACGCTTCCGCGACGCCGCAAAAGACGGGCGCCAAGGCTATTACGCAAAGGCCGGCGCGCTCGTCGAGAAGGTGAGGCAAGAGCACGGCGAGAAGGCCGCGCAGATAGCCCGAAAGGAACTGAACGCGTATATCAGGAGTGACAGGAAACTGTGAAGGAACCGAAAAACGGCGTCGAGCACGTTCCGAGCGAATCGACGGAACAGATGATGTTCTTCAAGTGGGTTCGCGCCGCATTCCCGAAGTTGATCGCCTTCCATGTGCCGAATGGCGGGAAGCGATCGTTGCGCACCGCGGTTCGGCTGAAAAAGGAAGGCGTCGCCGCTGGCATTCCCGACATCATCATCGGCAAGGCATGCGGCATCTACTGCGGCATGTATATCGAACTGAAGCGCACCAAAGGCGGCGCACTGAGCGAGTCGCAAAAAGACATGATCCGCGAGCTGCGCGCCGAAGGGTATTACGTCGCCGTGTGCCGCGGCTTTGACGAAGCGCGCGAGGAATTGATCGGCTACCTGAACCTCGGGGAGCACCGCACGTATGGATGAATGCGCCGTCATCATCAACGATCGCACGCGCGCACAAGCCGCCCGCGCCGTCGTCACCGCGCCCGACGGGTGGAGCGCCGTTATCAAGCCCGCGACCCGCTCATTGCAGCAAAACGCGCTTCTGCACGCGCTGTTCTCCGACCTGGCGAAGCAAGCCAAGTTTCACGGCCGCACGCTGAGCGCGGCGCAATGGAAGGTGCTCATGATCAGCGGGCATACGGTCGCGACTGGCGGCGGCGCTGACATCGTGCCTGGCATTGAGAACGAATTCGTGAATCTGCGCGAGGCGTCGTCTCAAATGTCGATCCGGCGCATGACGAGCCTTTTGGAATACGTTGTTGCGTACTGCGCGACAAACAACATTCGCCTGCCCGCAGGCAAGGGATACGAGGAATATCAATCATGACCGTCGCAATCAAAGATCGCAGCACCACCTACCGCCGAATCCTCGCGCTGCTCGTCGAGCACGGTCCGAAAACGAAGGCGCAGATTGCCGAAGCGCTCGGCATCGGAGAAACGACAGCGCGCACGGCCATGAACCTCGCTGCGCGCGACGGGCGAATCTACGCCTCCGACTGGATCGTGCCGATGCGCGGCCATCCGGCGAAACTGTATTCGTTCGGTCAAGGCGAGACGCCGGCAATGCCGAAATGGAACGCACACGGCCGACTCCCGAAGTGCAGCGAACAGCGCGAGGAAGAGACGGAAGTCGCGCGCGCCAAAGCTCTGGCCGAAGAGACGTTGCAGCGCGCTCGATCGATCGCCAGCCGCGAGTTCAATCCGTTCGCTTCGCTGATGATGCAGGTCTAAAAATTAGCGCTCCAATACTACCTTTCAGAGATGTTTTGAGGTAGTATTGAGCCATTGAACGGGGGGCGCAAATGGAATACGGCAGTGTGTGCAGCGGGATAGAAGCGGCGACGGTCGCGTGGCACGGGCTTGGGTGGCGCGCTGCGTGGCTGTCAGAAATCGAGGCGTTCCCTTCCGCATTGCTTGCGCATCACTACCCGGACGTTCCGAATCTCGGCGATATGACGAAGATCGCGCGAAAGGTCTTGATCGGCGAAGTCGCGGCACCCGGCGTTTTGGTCGGCGGCACGCCATGTCAAGCGTTTAGCGTCGCGGGCTTGCGCGAAGGGCTTTCCGATGAGCGCGGACAACTAACACTTAGCTACGTGAGGCTGCTCGATGCAATTGACTATGTTCGCGGACGCGCAGGAGAGCGCCCCGCCGTTGCCGTATGGGAAAACGTGCCGGGCGTCCTCTCGTCCAAAGACAACGCCTTCGGATGCTTTCTTGGAGCGCTTTCCGGCGAAGATGAAGAACTTCAGCCGCCAGGGAAAAAATGGGCGAACGCTGGTTGTGTGTTTGGACCCGCGCGAACAATCGCGTGGAGAGTCCTTGACGCCCAATATTTCGGAGTGGCCCAACGCCGCCGCCGTGTGTTCGTTATCGCAAGTGCTCGAAAAGACTTCAATCCCGCCGACGTACTTTTTGAGTTCGACGGCGTGCGCCGGGATTTTGCGCCGCGCAGAGAAGCGGGGCAAGAAGCTGCCGGAACCCTTGCATCGCGCACTGGTGCAGGCGGCTTTCCCGGAACCGACGAGGCATGCAGCGGATACCTGCAAGCATTCGGGGGGGGGCAACACTAGCGGAAGCATTGACGTCGGAACCTGCCTGACGGCCAAAAGTCAGCGCCTTGATTTTGACACCGAGACATTCGCCGTCTGCGTGACCGGCGACATCACGCACACGCTCAAGGCCGAAGGGTTTGACGCGAGCGAGGATGGAACGGGGCGCGGTCAGCCGATCGTATCCGTCGCGCTGCGCGGTCGCGAAGGTGGCGCTACGGCCGAGCTTGGCGAAGAGATTGCCGGATGCCTGCGCGCGTCGTCGGGCGGCGGCGATAAGCCGCACGTACTTACGCCGATCTGCTTCAGCGCAAAGGACTACGGCGCGGACGCTACAAACGACCTGTCGCCGACACTGCGCGCAGGCGGCTTCACAGGGAGCCATGCGAACGGCGGCGTAATGCCTGCCGTCTCAGCGCCGCCGATGGCCGTGCGCCGCCTGATGCCCGTCGAGTGCGAGAGATTGCAAGCGTTCCCGGACCAGTACACGCAGGTTCCGGTTCGCGGCAAGCCAGCCGCCGACGGGCCGCGTTACAAGGCGCTCGGCAATAGCATGTGCGTCAACGTGATGCGTTGGTTGGGACAGCGGATCGACGCAAAAAATTTGTCCGTCAGTACTACCTTTTAGCGATGAAACACGGTATTATCAATCCCACTGAGGTAGCAGATTGAGCAAAGCGACACCGGCAGCAGAGCGCCGCTACATGGGTCACGTCGCGGCGCGCGGTTGCATCGTGTGCCGTCGGCTCGGATACGACGTCGACGGCATGCAGGCGCTAGTTCATCACCGCATACATGGTCGCGGCGGATGGGGCAAAGCGTCGAACTATCAAACGCTGCCTTTATGCCATATGCATCACGCAGACCCGCATCAAGGCGTTCACGGCCTGAACGCCGAAGCATTCGAAGCGATGTACGGATTCACAGAACAAGAGTTGATCGAAGAGACGCAGCGCGCCCTTATCGATCACGTTCCACCAAACGAGCGAGTCTTTCAATGAAGTCGATAAGCACCGAAGAGATATTGCAGTTCATGCAAGAGGGGCGGGGATACTCGCGCGCATCGTTCTACAGCGCGTTTCCCGACGTCGAGCAACGCATGATCAATGATGCTCTGCTGCTGCTCACGCAGCGCGGCGAGGTGTGGAACGGGAACATGACGACTTACGTCAAGTTCGCGCCGAAGGTCGAGGGAAAGGGCGAAGAGCCGATCATCTGCCCGTCGCACACCTGGGCCGATCTGAGCGGATACGACGACACCCTGCGCGGGTTCCGTCGTGCGGCCGAGGCGACGCGCGGCGAAGGCTACAAGGCGCCGGAATACGCCGGAAATGTGCTGTCGGGCAAGCACCGCGAGAGCTTTCAGCATCGCGCCGAAGCGATTCGGGGTTTGCAATGATCGCCGCCGTGATTTGGGCGTGTTTTTCCGCCCTGGTTCTCATCTTCAATCGAGGCGCGAACAAGTGACAGACGCAGAAATCATCGCCGACGCGCTCAAGCACTACGCGGCGCGCGCAGTCGGCGAGGCCGGCGCAATGAAAGACCCGGCGTTTCGCTTTCCGGGCGGCGGCAGGCCGACGGCGAAGCAGGTTAGCAACGCGTTCCGGCTCGCGGAGCGCGCGCGGCAACTATGGCTCAATCAACGGGGGAAGGCGTGAGAACTTGGCTGAAGATTCTTCCGGCGTTTTTGTACGAGCGGATCGTTCGCCGGCATGGTGAGATTTTCGTGATCCAGAGCGTTATGTGGGCGAGCGACGGCCGTTCGATCCTCGTTAGGAAACTGCCGCGCCGATGACGACTTGCGTCAGTTTACATAAGGCCAATGATCAATCTTTCAGAGCGCGCTTATCCGGCGCGCGTTTTCAACAATCGAAAGTAGCAGATGGTTTGAGATAATGGCGAGAACGGAGAGATACAACAATGCGCTACCTGCCGAAAGCCACAGTAA